AAACACCTGCATCAGCTACTGAGGTAGCGGAACGTATGGCTGACTTATCTCGTAAGATTGGTTCTGCATTTGGCAGACTACAAGCTGAGATGGTTCAACCTGTTCTTCAACGTGTGGTTTATCTTTTAACAAAGCAGGGCAGGATAGAAATACCCACTGTCAATGGCAGAGAAGTAAAGATAAAAAGTGTTTCCCCTCTGGCACAGGCACAATCAAATCAAGACATTGTTTCCCTAGATAGGTTTCTTGAAATGGTAGCAGGAAGGTTTGGGCCTGATGTCATTAATCTCCTTGTCTCCTCAGAGGAAACAGCAATCTATCTAGCCAAGAAATTTGGGGTGCCAGACCATTTAATTCGTGATGTAGGAGAACGAAAACAAATGGTAGAGATGGCACAACAGATGCAACAACAAACAGGAATAGACCCAAATGCAAACCCAAACATCCAAACACTTGGGGGTTGACGGATACCCTCGCTCACAAGAACAAGATCAAAAAATCTCCCTCGACCTAGCTAGTACACTCAACACACCGAGTGGACTAGCTACGTTGCAGTATTTAAAATCAATAACCATTGAAGCTATATCAGGACCTAACATTACAAGTGAAGAACTCAGACATCTTGAAGGTCAAAGGTATCTAGTGGCTTTAATCGCTAAACGTATTCAACATGCAGAGAGGATAAACCATGGAAGAAACATTACTACAACCCCAAGCTGAAGCACCAGTTGAGGCAACAACAGAAACGCAGGTGGAAACACCGGCTGTTGAACGACCTGAATGGTTGCCTGAAAAGTTTAATGACCCTGCTGATATGGCTAAAGCCTATAGTGAATTGGAGGGTAAGCTTGGTAAAGGCGAAGAAGAACTGCGAACAAAACTAATGTCTGAGATGGAAACCGAAGCGTTTGCTGAACGACCGGCTACTGTTGGTGAATATATATTACCTGAAGCGATTGATGAAACCGAAGCCGTTGATAATGAATTGCTTGATTGGTGGTCTAACTATTCATGGAACAATGGATTAAGCCAAGATGAATTTGCTGAGGGTATTGCAAAGTACGCTGACGCCGTAGCAGGTAAGCAACCTGACTTAGACGCTGTGCGTAAAGACTTAGGTGACAACGCTAACATGAGAGTGGAAGCTGTGCAGTTATGGATGAATAAGTTTTTCCCAGACCAAGGTATGCAAGAAGCTGTGGCTGAACTAGGCTCATCATCTGCCGGCATTAAAGCGTTAGAGCATATCATTGAACAAACCAAAGGCAGTAATGTGGCTACTCCATCAGTGATCACTGGTCAGGTAACGCAAGCCGATATTGAAACTAAGATGAAAGACCCACGTTACTGGCAACAAGGCAAACGTGATACTGCATTTATTCAAGAGGTGAACAGTGACTTTAAACGTCTTCACGGGGGAGGGTAAGTACGGAGTTGCTAGGGTTGTCAAAGGACATCCTAGTCACGCTCATTATCTTCAACACAAACTAAGATCAACGGATGTACGTGAATGTATGATAGCCGGAGAAACGCCTTGGCGTGCTTTGATGTCACCACTGCAAAACAGTAGTGCTGAAACGTACACGGCTCTTGTGGATGATAAACCTGTTATGATGTTTGGCGTTGTGCCTGAGCATGAACTCGTTGGCACCATATGGATGTTATGCTCTGACGTGGTGGACAAGCATCCTAAAACATTTATTAAATGGTCACCGGCTTTCCTCGATTACTTTCAAGAACAATATTTTTTATTACAGAACGTGTGCCCTGTTGAACATTACAAAACGCTAACGTGGTTAGGGTATCTTGGCTTTATGATTATGCCTAATTCATTTGAAATAAATGGGCATCAGGTGCTTCGATTTGTGCGTTGTCAGGAAAGTGAATCTATGCAATTCAATGAAGATACACGGCCTGTAATACGCTGACAGCCCTAACGGATAACTGGATGAGGCAAAGAGCAGATAACCGAGAGCAACCTTAACAACTAATCTGCTTTTGCAGGGAAAGGATTGATAATGGCTAATACAATAGATACAGCTTTTATCAAGCAGTTCGAGAGCGAAGTACACATGGCTTATCAAAGAATGGGTTCAAAGTTAATGAACACAGTTCGTAACGTAAGTAATGTCGCAGGAAGCGTTGTACGCTTTCAAAAAATCGGTGTCGGTTCTGCTTCAACGAAATCACGAAATGGTATGGTAACTCCAATGGAGTTGGCACACACCACAGTCGAAGCGACTCTTCAAGACTTTTATGCCGCTGAGTATATAGATAAACTTGATGAGTTAAAAACAAACATAGACGAACGTCAAGCTATAGCAACAAGTGCGGCTTCAGCTTTAGGTCGAAAGACTGACGAGATACTTGTAACAGCAATGGATGCAGGTGCTAACTCAACTCAGATACATGACACAAGTAGTGCTGTTGAAAAAGCAGACTTGTTAAGTTTATTTGAAACGTTTGGCACAGCAAACTTACCTGAAGATGGTGGTCGTTATTTGGCTATGCATCCTAAAGGTTTTGCTGACTTGTTTCTTATTGAGGAATTTGCATCATCTGATTATGTCGGTGACCAAAGTCTTCCGTATGCAGGTGGCATGACTATGAAAAACTTCTTAGGGTTTAACATATTCTCAACGTCAGCAATCGCAGGTGGTAAGAACCTAGCCTATCATAATAGTGCAGTTGGTCTTGGTATTGGAGCGAATGTTACAACCGAGTTAAACTATGTACCTGAAAAGGTTTCACACTTAGCAACATCAATGATGAGTATGGGTGCAGTTGTTATAGATGACAACGGCATATACGAAGTCCTTGATAACAACGGATAGGAGGTTATAACATGGCTTTTACAGCTTCAAGTCTAGTTAGAATAGGTGGAGGTAGTGGAGTAAATCTTTGGATGTACCAAACTGCTGACGCTATTGCCGCAGTTAATTCTGCGGGTTATTTTAATAATGCTCACAATATGTTAAACGTACGTGACTTAATGATTGTTCAGGATACTAATACTCCTACAACAAGTTTTGTTAACGTTCTAACTATTACATCAGCAGGTGTCGTCGACGTAAGTGACGGAACTGCCGTAGTAGAAACAGATAGTGATTAACAACTAATGGCATCAACGGCATCTAATTCAGCGTTGGATATGGCATCAAGAGCACTTGTGCTTATTGGTGCCGAGCCAATTACTTCTTTTGAACTAAGTACAACAGAAGCTTTGGTTGCATCTAACATGTATGAAGATGTCGTTCGCTCATCATTATGCGTTGCCCGTTGGAGGTTTGCTTCCGAACAGGCAACGCTTAATCAACTAACAGATGTGCCAACTGGCAGATTTGATATTGCTCATCAACTACCGAGCAATCTACTTATGTTACACGCTGTAACAGTTAACGATAATAAAATTGGTTATACAATTTATGGTGATAAAGTCTTTTCAGATTCATCAACGGCTGACAGTTTAATTGCAGACTTTACATTCCGTGCACCTGAAACATCTTTCCCATCTTACTTTGCACTAGCTGTGCAATACGCTTTAGCGTCTGTGTTTGCCACAGCCATTGCACGTGATGACAAGTTAATGGAAATGATGGAGGTCAAGGCTGAACGATTAATGGCAAAGGCACGTAATTTAGATAGCCAACAACAAACAACAAGGTCCTTGTCAACAACGAGGTTTAGTTCAAATAGGCGAAGCTAATGGCTAGGATAAGAGTACCACAAAATAGTTTTACGTTTGGTGAAGTCAGTCCGTCATTAACATCAAGAACGGATTCACCTATATATAAAAACGCTGCAGAAAAGGTAAGGAACTTCTTTATACGTGGTGAAGGTGGCGTAACAAAACGACCCGGCACTAAACGTTGGCATAACTTTGCCTCGGCTCCTGCGTATTCATCAGGTCTAAGACAGACAGTTAGAATAGAACCTTTTATCTTTTCAGATGACGAGCAGTATATAGTTGCGTTTAGTAACACACAGATAGATGTGTTTCAGATAAGTCCAAGTGATGCAACCATATCAAAGATACAAACGATTACATCTCAAACGTGGTTAGTTAACACAAGCTCTGCACCTTATTTAGAAGAGTACACCTTTGCACAGCAAGGGGATATAATGTTTATCTGTCATCAAACTGCTGCACCACGTAAACTAATACGTACTGGTCTTACATCATTTGTTGTGGAAACGTTTGCTTTTGAAACATCTGTTGATAGTAACCATGTGTTTCAACCTTATTATCCGTTTCAAAATTTAGGAACAACTATAGTTTCAAGCTCTACTGGTGCAAGTGTTGTTTCTACAACATTAACAACATCATCAAATTACTTTGTATCAGGTCATGTTGGTGTGTATTTAAAGATAGGGAATACTGAGGCATTAATTACTGCTGTTGCAAATGCAACAACAGCATCAGCTACATTACAAGATGTATTAAGACAACAACTTAATAATGATGCGTTAAAGACAGCCGAGGGTAGTGGTACAATACAAGTCACACATGCGTTGCATGGTTTAGCCGTTGGTGCATCTATTGTAATTGATAGAGCTGGAACTGTGGGTGGTGTAGCTATCACCAACATTAATGGCTCTCGAAATATCACAGCCGTGGTTAATGAAAACGTTTATGAATTTACAGCCGGCAGTAGTGCAACGGCAACGTCTTCGGCTGATGGGGGTGGTGCTCCTCGTGTGGCTACAGGTTCAGCGACAACGGAATGGCAAGAGCAAAGTTATTCGGCTGTGCGTGGGTTTCCTGCCGCAGTTACATTTCATCAAAACAGATTATGGTTTGGAGGTACACTTGCACAACCTGATGGTATATGGGGTTCTAAGTCTGGGCAGTATTATAACTTTGATGTTGGTGATGCATCCGACAATGACTCAATAGATTTAACAGCTAACGTTGGTGAGATATTCACCATAAGGCATTTAGTCTCGAACAGAGATTTGCAGGTGTTTACCACTGGTGCAGAGTTATTTGTTCAGGCTCCAATAGACAAACCTGTCACTCCGGCTAACGCACAGATAAGACGGCAAACGCCTTTTGGTTCTTCTTTTGTAAGACCCACTGTGTTTGATGGTGCGACTTTGTTTATACAGAAAACAGGTACAGCGTTACGAGAGTTTCTCTTTACTGATAGTGAAGCGTCATACACAGCCGTTGCTGTATCCATGCTTGCACCACATCTGATTGTAGACCCTGTGCAACAATCATCTATTAAAGGAGCTTTGAATCGCTCTGAGTCCTATGATTTTGTTTTGAATAGTGATGGCACCTTAGCTGTGTTTTATTCGATTAGAGGCGATCAAAAGCAGGGATGGTCTTTATGGGATACGCAAGGCAAGTGGCATTCAATATGCTCAGTGCATGAACGATTATTTGTTGTGTCCTCACGAGATGATGGTTCAGGAACAACAAAGCTATTCTTAGAAGAGTTTCAAGTTGATATGCCTATGGATTTTTGTAATGTCTTTAGTGCATCAAGCAGTGTGTTTGGAAGTTTAGGAACGCACTTTGCGAATAACGCTGTGGTAAAAGCTATCAACGGCAATGATTTTCTTGGTGAGTTTACTGTGGCTAGTGCACAGATAGACGCATCTTTAGCCAAGGCAAGTGTATCCACTGGCTTTATAGGTTACTCCTTCACCCCGCTCATAACGACCTTGCCAGTGGATGCTCAAGTTATTGGTGGGCCTTTAACTGGAGAACCAAGACGTATCAGCCGAGTGGTGCTTGATTTAGAATCCACTCTTGCTGTGTCAGTGAATAACAAAGACTTGGTCTTTAGAAATGTAACGGATGATATGTCAGAAGAAAGAGTGGCAATAACAGGAAAGGAAGAGTTTAGAATACTGGGTTATAGTCGTGACCCACGTGTGTCTATATCTCAAAGCTTTCCGTTTAACTTAGAAGTGAAAGGTATGGTTGTGGAGGTAGCGTTCGGATGAGTTGGTGGATGGTAGCCGGTGCAGTTGTTAGTGCTTATGGCTCAATGCAAGCCGGAAAGGCACAAAGAGCAGAGGCTAGAGCAAGAGCCTTGCAACTAGAAGAGCAAAAGAAAGATGCCATTGTTCAAACAATGCAAGAGCATAATATACGTTTAGCTAACTTTAGAACATTAAAAGGCACTAATGATGCTTTGTCAGGTGTGATGGGTCGTGACAGTGGAAGCGATAGATCATTAAAAGCCATCAGAGATAAAGCACGTACTGAACTAGACACAGAGATTAGTCGTGCACGTTTTCAATTTGTAAGCGAACAAAGTCAACGTTCAATGGGAATACAATTAGCTGAAATGCAAGGCAAAAATGCAATGAGAGCTGCACGAATAAACGCAGTTTCAAGCTTGCTAAGTGCAGGTAATGCTTATTCAAAAATTACACCGGGAACAGGCACGCCATCTATGCGAAGCGTGGGATACGGAAGCAGGAGTTATATTACATAATGGTAGAGTTTTTAAGAGCAAAGACTTCAACATTCACTAACAAGCCAATGGGTGTTATTGACACTCGTACAGGTGGTGCTGAAGTCGGTAAAGCCATAGCCAATCTTGGTAACAATATTACTGAGATGGCTTTTAAAGATGCAGTTAAAGATCAAGAAAAGCTTGGTAAAGACACTGTGCTACAGATGCCAGTGCGAGATGAAAACAATGATTTAGTGATTGCAGAACTACCAACTAATCTTAGTAGCGTAGCACGAGAAACGGCTGAACCTTTATTGCAAAGGAAGATGGCTGACGCTATATACATGGACACACAGTTAGGCTTAGCAAACATACGCAAGTCAGCAAAGAACGAAGCTGAGTATTCAGAAAAAGCTAATGTCTATTTAGAACAAGTTGAAATGAGACTTTCTGAAACTGGTGGTGACGCTTACATACAAGAAGCACGTAATGCTTTTGGTAAAGTATCATCACAACATTCCATTGATCTTATGATTAAAGATGGTAAGCGTGAGAATGAAATAGCTTTAACCAATCATTATGGCGTTGTTGATCAAAGCATTGCGTCAATTAAATTGCAGTTTGCAACTAACGACCCTTCAGCACAAACTGATTTTGAAGCAACAAAAGCAAAAATACTAAGCACCAATGATAGTTTTATGGATGTCAACCCTACTGGTGTGTCTAAAGCTTTAGATCAATTAGAAGTTGCTAAAGCAGAAGGTATAATAAGACGTGTAACCAATAACGCATCATCTGATGATTACATGAAAATACAAAAGGCAGTTCTTGATGGTGGTATGTCTTTAAAGAACGTTCCAAAAGAATATAGGGAGTCTGTTAAAGAAGCTATTAAAACTCTTGATAAAGATTTGCTTGATGATTTAGATGCAGCGTTAGAGCCATTTAGAATAGATCAAACTAACTCAGAAAATAAAGCTAAATCTTTATTTAATGCAAACAAAGCAAATCGTCAGTTAAACGCATCAAGAAAAGCTAGCGAATTTGCTAATAATCTAACAATAGATATAGCGAATGGCTCTTTAAATGATCTACCTAAATATATTATTAAACTTAACCAAGCGTTAAAATCCAATGATGCTAATATTGACAACATACTAAAACCGGCTGTTGAAAATAATAGATTGCTTTTATTAGATGGCTTTGTACGTGGTGTTACAAATAATATGGCACAATCTATTGATGACATAACATCATTAGATATTACAAATGTTATGCAAGCTATAGTAACAAATAATCCTAATAATAAAAATTTAAGACCAGAGCTAATTCCTTATGTAAAAACTATTCTTGAAGGTACTCCTGTCAATCTCAACACCAATATAGCATCAGGTTTTTCAAGGTTACGTGACACACTTAATCAACAAGAAATCAAAACAAACAAGATTAAAGAAGCTGAAATCTTTGATAAACGTGTTGATGATAACCTAGAACCAAATGACGCTAAGACAAGAAAACACATAGATCAAAAGATATTACAGGGCAAGCCTGCAAACTATTACAGTATGAAACAATCATTAAATGATTCACAGATTGATGACTATATACGTAAAGGCTATATGCCGGAAAGCATTATAACGCAGATGCAAAAACTAGCATCAGGTTCTTTATCAGGTGATGCTTTTGATACAGCACTACAAAGATATATGAGTATCTCAAGTAAGTTAAATAAGAACACTAGTAAGTTCCAAGACTATTTTACAACAAGCAATAGCTTAGGTGCAAACGTTAACGCAAAACTAAAGGCTGCAGTTGATATAGCTGAGATAAAAGGGTTTGAGAACTTCAACACTATATTGTCAGACATAGGTAATATGAAAACTGAACAAGGTGAAGAGGGAGTTAGATTAAAAGCTAAACAAGCTTTTGGAGAAAAGGTTTCAATAGAAAGTTTTTTAAGAAGTGAAGTTACAGATGCAAATGTAATTCGTGAAATGAAACCTTACGTTGAATATCTTTTACATGGTGGCGTGGGTGTAGAAAAAATTAAGGAAAAAGTTAAAAATTTTATAGATACTAAATTCTTTGATACTAAGGGTATAGTTGCTGACCCTTATGGTCCTGCTAATAAATCGCTATATTCAATAGACGCTATACTACCTGAGAATGGTGATAAGTTTCTTGATTTAATTAGAGCTGAATTACCTGATGGATTTGTATTGGGTGTATCGCAAGGGCGTGATGCTTTTGGAATGTTAAAGTTTTCATCATCAGATTTAGAGCGTGTGTATTTAGTACCTCAACCTATATCGCCAACAAACATAAGTGGAGGCAGGACTGGTGAAGTTCTTTATCACGTTATGTTTGTTGATAAATCAGATATGCTTGTGCCGTTAGTTACAAAAGGAATGTCTTTAGTATTTTCAACAAAAGAAGTTACGCAAAAAATTATTGATAAAGAAGATGAATCGGCACGAGTTGATCAAGTAAGTCGTGAAAATGATGACATGGATTCAGAAGCCTTGGCTCAATCAGCTTTAGATGCAGATATAATAAAAGATAATAACGCACCTTCATTAGGCAAAAGGTTGATGGATGTCGATTAACCCTTATGCATTTAGAGAGATAGGTGGTTCCCCATTAGATGTTCAGTCATCTCCTTCATTTGGTCAGACGTTAGACGCTACCCTTGGTTATACTTATGACCCTATATTTGAAGCTATAGGCAATCAATTTAAGTACATGAATACCTTTGATGCAAGCTATGATGCAATGTCTGATATGGAAGGCTATGAAGATTATGCAACAGATTTAGTTGGTGCAAAGAACTCTAATCACATGCTTGATATGAAGAGGGCTATTGATGAAAGTAAAGAAAGACGTGAAGTATTATATAACAGTAGTATGCTTTCACAAATTGGTGCAGGTATATTCGACCCTATTAATGTTATTGCTCTTCCCTTTGGGGGTTTTGGTGCAGGTATTGCGAGGTCTGCTCTTCGTGTCGGAGCAGGTGTGGCAACATTACAAGCAGGTCAAGAAGTGGCACGAGCACCATTTGACCCGTTAGCAACACCGGAAGAAAGTGCGTTTAATATAGGAACAGCTTTTGCAGGTGGTATGATACTTGGTGGCTTAGTCTCCATTCCTTTAACAAGACGTTCCAAAGCACAACAAGCTACGCAAAAAGATATACAAGAGATGCGGTCAAACATTGGTACAGATTTTGACAATGTAAATCCTGGGGAATTTGTCTATCATGGTACACGCACAACAGATGGCAACCTTAAATCATTTATTGATGAGGATGGTAATTTAATACTAAGAGAAAGTCCTGATCATATTGTTGGTGAAAATCAAACTGGTGTTTCCTTTGGTGATGACCTTGAAACATCTTTGCCATACACAGCTTTAAAAGACCAATCATCAGGTTCACGTAATCCAAAGACAGTAGGGGATGATGACTCGGTTGTGTTTAGGATTAAACGTGATGCATTAAAAGGTTTAGATCAAGTCAAAGAAAGCATGAAAGAAACGTTTGTTAAAGGTGACGTTAAGATAAACAAAGGTGACTTTGAAATTATTCGTTATGGTAAGAATAACACAGGCAATCAAACACCAGTTAACTCTTCACTGGGAGCAAAGCAACCATACATTGAAACTAAAACAGAAACCTTATTGGCTAGACAAGACAGGCTACCAAAAGAAATGTTTGGTTTAGAAAAGAACAAAGTTAAATTAGAAAAACAATTAGATAAAGCAAAGACACCTGAAAAAGCAAAGACAATACAATCACAATTAGATGGTATTAATCGTGCTATACAAGATAACATTTCTGATACTAACCTTATTAAAGATGAACTAAGCGTACGTAATCAAACTGATATAGAAGCACAGACTAAAGGCATAGATGACCCTTTTAGTATAGACCCTAATGTATGGACAAACTCTTGGTTTTTTAAAGGGATACCAACAGCATTTAAAGATGCACTGCAAGGTAAGTACCCTAACGCTGTAAAACTAATGTTTGTAAAACTAGCTAATGATTCAGGTCTTAGGCTTGTGTTAAATAGATACGGGGTAAAGGCAGGCTCATCAGTACATCAAAACAAAGAGTTACGTAATGGTGAATGGATAGCCATACATGACAAAGCACGCAAACTATATGGTGAAATATATAGTAAGAAAGGTGCTGTCATGGATATAGACATAAACAAAAAACAATATCATGAATGGTTAGATGATATAGGCAAGAAGTATATACAAGAAGAACCACTTACCGAAAACGAAAAGATCG